GCAAGGGTGCAGAATTTGCCCCTGCCACCCATGTCCATTGCTCATGCGCGATGCCTTGGCTCCCGTTGTCATCGAACAAAACCGCCATTCGCCCCAGCTTTTCTTTGGTGTGGACGTGGAACAGCTCGGCGGCTCCGGTGTCGCCTCCGGTGGTTTTGACGGCCCACCGTAGGGACATGTGCACGAAGTCTTGTGCCTCCGCGACAGATTCCACGAAAATAGCCATCTCTTTCGCTTCGTCTTCGGGTTGGTCCCCCACGTAATATCGGACAAGAATGGGGAGGCCGTGGCTGTCATCACTCATCGAGGTCATCTTCATCGAAAGGTGGCGATATAGTTATGTTTTTTTCGTGGTCAATAATAAATAATCGCACTTTCAAAGCTTTTTGCAAATCCGATCTCACCCGGAACTTGGACAAGTCCTTTCGGACGGTTCGTCCGGAGACGTACTTGACATCGAACGGGAAGCAGGAGCCATGCTTATCAATGGCAACGAGGTCAACGGGGCCTTGGGCGGCGAAGTTTACAAACACATAAAAGCCTCGTTCCAAAAGCCATGCGGTTGCAATAGCTTCAGCCCAAGCGCCTTTTTCGTGTCGCGTCAGTAACTGCGGTTCCGTCAAAGAACTTCCCGGTTTCGTCCCCCCAGTTGGCCCACCCTAGTCGTGCAGTTCGAGCAAACAGTTCAATCCGGGAAACATCGCCCATCAGTTCTACTATCCGATGGGAAACCTCGTCGGGTTTTCTGGAGTGCTCGCGGCGCGGTGATACGACCAGTCGTCGGACACTCGCGGATCGTCGTTGTGGCTTTCCCCTTGTAGAGAGGAGACAAAGCTCGGCGTTCGCCCTTGTCCAGTATCCCATGCCGGTGAAGAAGTCCTCGGCAGTCCACAGCGTAGACGGCGCTTTTTTGTTTAGCTTTGCCCAGACAAACGCGATAGTTTTGTAAGTAAACCCCCATTTTGTAATTAAATCAAGGGCTTCCGGAAGCATAGGGTCCGTGGTCCATAGAAACAGGGCACAGTTTTCTGCGGCCAGATCCGCGACAGGGAGATCACGGATCTGTTGCAGGGTCATACAAGCATAGTGGTTTTCGGCAGAACGCCCTTTGCCTTGCTCACTCCAGGTACGGAAGGTCCATGGAGGGTCGGCATAGATAACTTGAAACTTATCCGGAGAAAATGGTGACAAGGATGACCAACGTGTAAAACAGGGTCATGGCTATCACAGGAGTCATAACGGGTCCCCCAAGGCTTGGATGCCTTTTTTCAGGCGGGTCACTTCCTCTTGCAGACGCAAAATCCGGGACCGGCTCTGGTCGTTTTCCTGCATGATTTTTGAGGCGAGGACGCCCAACTGGTAGAGCGTAGCCTCTAGCTCGGTCCCCGATTTTCCCCTCTTTGTCAGGAATACTTCGCACGGGTTTCCAAAGTCCGGGTCAAAGCCCACTGTGACAGCCAGTTCAAAGCCGTCACCGCTCACCTCATCCGTTATGCTTGGTCGCCTGTTCGGAGGATCGCTCATTGGTTTTATCCGCATGTTCCAAAAGATGAGTGAACTCACCGGAGATGGTACGATGGTTCTTCACAGCACGACGTTTGAGTTTCTTGTAGGTGGGTATGCTAACAACCACACTCTTCCACTTAGCGACATTCATTTAATAATTCCTTTCATACGCGACATTACGAGATTTAACCGAAGAAATCAAGTCTCTTTCAGGTTCCCCCAGTTGGGGCCAAGGGCCGCGTCGGTGGGACACGGGACCTGTAACTCCACGCAGTTCTCCATGATTTCCTGTATCCCTCTGGCTTCCTCCCGGTCCTTGACAGAGAGAGCCAGCTCATCGTGGATCTGGATTAGCGGGACCTTGCCTGTTTTATAAATTTCTACCATGGCCCTCTTTGTAAAATCACTTGCGCTTGCTTGAATCAGGCGGTTCAAACTTTTATAGGTGTAGGCCCGTTTGATGTTGTTTCCATATTCAATGACGGCTTGTTCCTTTGGCAGCGCCTTGGAGGTGACGAACAGGTTTGGTTCCCAGAGGTTGAAGCGGCACTTCCTTCCAAGCAACGAGCGAACGAAGCCGCTTCCCAGGGGGCCTCCTACACGGCGCTGGACCGTGTCCATTAGTTCCTTCACGAAGGGCACTTGCTGGTGGTACTGCTGGATCAGATGTTTTGCTTCCTCCGGTGTCACGTCCAGTTGCTCGGCAAGCTTGGTTTGGCCCATTCCATACATAAGGGCTAGGTTGATTGTTTTGGCTTGTTTCCTTGGGATCTTGGCAATGTCAGCGACCATCTGGTGAAAGTCGGTTTTTGGATCATCCCTGTAGGCTTGCACAAACAAATCAGACCCGGTTAGTCCCCGCTTGCCAGTGAGGCTGGCATAGTGGACAAGGATGCGGGGTTCTTGCTGCGAGTAATCCAGACTGGCCCACTTCTCTCCCTCTTCCGGGAGGAACAGCCCTCGAATAGCTTCTGCGAAGCGAGGGTTTCGGGCCGGAATATTCTGAAGATTAGGATTTGCCATGGACAATCGACCAGATACGGTCCCTCCTCCCTCTGACCGGAGCTGGTTGATGTGCCCATGGATGCGTCCGTTCTCCGCATAACGGGAAATGGACGACAGAAAAGTGCTGCCAATCTTGTCGGTCTCCCTCGCTTCAGCAATTTGCTGGGCGACAGGGTGGGGATGGTTCTGGAGGAAGTTCTTGGTGAAGGAGGGAAGGCCCGTTTTTGTTCTTCCGTAGGGAATGTTGTGAAAGTCGAACACTTTCGCCACACTCGCTGCGGCCCACAGTTCACAACTCACACCGGTCTCTTTTTTAATCTTGGAAAGGATGACTTTGGTCTCGCGCAAAAGTTTCTGTTTTAATTTCTCCGCCCTGTCCAGATCAATCCGGACGCCGTTCCAAGTCATGTCTATACAGAGGGGCAGTACTTCTGATTCGAGATCAAAGATCTGCCACAAGTCTTCCTGCGAAAGGAGCGCCTTGAAATGTTGCCAGAGGTCGAGTGTGAGTCTGGCATCTGCCTCTGCGTACTCTCCCACATAAGCGGCAGGGAGCTTGTACATCTCAGCCTTGGGATCTATACCCCAGGCGGATGCGGCTTCCCGGAGTGCCGCTTCCGATTTCATCTCACCAAGATAGTCGTAACACACAGAATTAAGGGAGTAGTAGCGTCTGTTCTCGTCAATCAAAGGAGCGGCGAGCATGGTATCAATCAAGCGTCCCTCCATTTCAATTCCCATGCGGCGCAGCCAGCCAACATCGTAAGCGGCATTGTGGAAAATCTTGTCGGCAGGGTACTTCGCAATCTCTCGCGTGAACCATTTCTTGATGTGGCCCTTGTCAAGGTTTCCTCCGCCCTCATGGCCGAATGGGAAATAAGAATTGAAGCCCTCGTAAGCTATTGCAATCCCTACCACATTGCCGTTACCGGTAGGCCACCCAGGTCCGTGGGAGCGGAGCCGGGGATCTTTGGTCTCCAAGTCAATAGCGATTTCCTTGATCCCGTCAGGAGTACTCGGCAACACCTCGACCGGGACCCATTCGGTCTTCACGCCGAACTTTGGTTTCTTTAAATTTTCTTTCATCTAATGGTCCACTGGGTAGAGGGGGTATTCTTTTTTGGGCCGTTGGGCAGAAGGCTTGGATTGCAGCAGCTTGACAAGCCGCCGGATGTACCACTCCGCTTTTTGCACATCTACTATGGGGGCGTTACCTTCTTTGAAACGGTAGCGTACTAAGTATTTAATGGCGTTGCCGACGAGAACGGCTTCATCTCCGGGAAGGTCACGGACCACGTCCATGATCGTATCAATCGTTTCCAGTTTGGCACGTTGGTAGTGCGCGGGTGAGATAAGGTCGGTCATAGCTGCCATCCTCTCTGCCAGTTTTCAGGCATCTTCAGAACTAGGTTTTCTTTGGTGCGGGTGATGCCTGTGTAGAGGACACGATAGGCGTCATCAGGGTTCCTCGCCATTTCCTCAAGGGCTTTGCCGGACAGGTCGAGCATGAGATACACGTTGTCGGCCTCTCCTCCTTTGGCTCCGTGGATCGTGGAGAGTTTTATTTTCGGCTTTGAGTTCAGATCAACGCCCTTGTTTAAAAGTGTGGAAGCGTAGGCTCGGTCTTCCGGTTTGATACGGTCGAGCACTTCTTCCCATGTACCGTTTGCTTCCAAGCCAAAGTGCTCATGCAAGAGTCCTAACGTAAAGACATCCTGTTCATGTGCGGATTTCAAAAGGCTCTTGGCACCACGCTGCAAGCGTCCGTCCTCACTGGTTATGTGTGCGTAAAGGTTTTGTGCTTCGCTCAAACTAATCTCACGATTTTGACCGGTAGTGAGATAGGTCCATGAAGCAATGGCGGTGCGAACCTTTTTGGATAGGGAGGGAGAATTGAAACGTTCAAAAAAGTAACCCTGTGTTTTGAGGTATGCCCCAATGTCGTTGAGCATGTAGTTTGCTTGGGCCAGTATAAGCCATTGATCCGTAAAGTCTATTCCGTAGTGGTCGTGAACGAATCGTGTACTGCCCGTGGCGTCTCGCGGAGACCATTCTTTCTTTTGCCGTTTCCGTATGCGGCTGGAGACCCGGTCTGCAAGTGTCCAGACAGAGCGGGGGATGCGGTGTGACTGCGTAAGCACTTCGCTTGCACCTTCGAGCTTTATGAATCTTGTGACTTCAGCTCCGGTGAACCCGAAGATGCCTTGGTCATCGTCTCCCGCGATATAGAATTTTTCTGCCTTGTCGTCCAATAGGTGTGCGACTTTCCATTGCAACGCCGTCAAGTCTTGCGCTTCATCCAGAAACACAACCTTCAGTTGCGGGATTACGGCTTCGTTTTCAGCGAGGCCGACCAGCATGTCGGTAAAGTCTCGAAGACCGTTTTGCTTTTTGAATTTCTCGTATTCGGAGAAGATGTGTTTGAAATGATAAGAAGTTTCCACCAAGTCCATTCTGTTATAAGCCCACATAGGGCCGTGGTCCGTGGTCCGGGCTAAGTCAATCGCTCGCATGATTGGGTGGTTGCTGCGGAAAGTGACAAAGCCTTCGTCCTCCACGGCCTCTATGCTCTCTGTCAGATTCACACCAACGATTTTGCTGAACTCTTTCAGGTGTGTCTCCTTCACTACTTCTGCCCCGCTAATGCCCAGTAACTGAAAGGCCAGCGAGTGAAGTGTGCGAAAGAAAATAAAATCCTTGTCGGGGTCTAGTCCGAAACGTGCGACGGCTCTGTCCCGTGCTTCGTGTGCCGCTTTTCTGGTGAACGCAAAGTACCCTATCTGGTTGGGAGGTGTCCCCTCTGACAGCAACTGTTCGACATGGTTAAGAAGGGTGGTTGTTTTTCCCGTGCCGGGAGGGCCAAAGTATCTAAACATCTTTTTTCACCAGTACTGCGTCCAAGTCGTACCCCATCTCGTTCAGGAGGCGCTCGACTTTGTAAATGGAAAGTTGGCGCGGGTCCAACATGTTTTCATAATCCGCAATCGTTCGTTGTGACATTCTGGTTCTTCGAGCCAGCTCCCGTTGGGTTAGACGCGCCTCTATCCGGAGGTCCCGAAGGAGAACGGACCAGTGGTTCTCTCTTTTTGACTTGGGGCCGAAGGGAACTTCTACTTGGCTTAGTTTATGGAAGTAATGCTTCGGACAAAGGTTCTTTCCCTCAATGGTGACCGACGCCTTGTTCGGGCAGTAGTCGCAGTTCTTTTTCTTTGCCATCAGAAGGGAATCTCCTCGTCGCTGCCCTCAAACTTCGAGTGAAACTCGTCTTCTATCTGTTCAAAGGCAGGGATAGACCAGCACCGGACAGGTCTGCCGTTGATGCTTAATTGCTCCGACATACCGTCAATATCGCGGAGGCGTTGAGCGATTTTGTTGGACCGGTAGTCGGTAAACTTCTGTCGTTTTAAAAAAGCTTCCAAGTCTTTTAGCCGGAAGTAGGTTCTTTTGTTGGACTCATTGGTCCATGGGCGACGAAGAAGGATCTCTTCCCGGTCCATTGCGGCTTGCATGTGCGTCGTAAATTCCTCCAGCA